CCAGCAAGCCCTCGGGGGTTTCGCCGAGAGGGGTTTCGTTCTGCAAGACCCGACTCAGGCCCTCAAACTCCAGGAGACGTTCAGGACAATATTCGGCAGGCAGGACATAAGCAGCCAAGACAAGTCGAAATTGCTGAATTTCCTCGAAACCGGGCAGCTCGTCGACAAGAATAAGAACTTCCAATTGGATGCTCTGAGGAACCTCGGTGGGGCCGGCCAGGCTCTCGCCCAGGCACTCGGAGGGTCGGGGGGACGACAAGGCGCTTTCGCCCTCGAGACGGACAAGGTCTACCAGATAGAGGGCGAAGTCAAATTTGACGACGACACAAGAAAGATTTTTGAGGACATGAATAAGGCCGTAAAGCAGGCGTTCGACACAAAACCGGAGATGTGGGAAAACGATGCCCCCCAGTGGTGGAATTCCATGCTGAACGCCAGATGGGAGGTGTCGGGCAACACCCTCAAGCTCGTGCAAGATGACACGAAGACCCCAAGGAGGGGGCAGGTCGGGGACACAGCGACCTCGAGGGCGCTCAGGGGGACGATGTCCGCGCACGCGCGGTTCAACTCGCTGCTCACGGGGAAGCGGAGCGTCACCAGCTCGCTGCGCTTCGACAACCTCGGCTCGCCGAGCTCCGACCACGCGGCGGGTCGGGCCTACGACCTCGTCGGCCAGAACCTCGGCCAGTACCAGAAGCTAATCGCCGGCGCGGGGGGCTTCGCCGAGTTCCACGGGTGGGGCTCGAGCCGGCACCTGCACGTCGTGCCCCCGATCGGCAACACGTACTCGCCGCGCTCGGCGACGCTCCCCGGAGCCGCCGGGACCATGAACCAGACGGTGACGCTCAACGTGTACCCCGCCCCGGGGCAGTCCGAGACGGCGATCGCCAAGCAGGTGGTCGCCGCCCTCGAGGCGCAGCAGCGCGCGTACAGGGAGAGGACCTAAATGGCGAAGATAGGACGAACGGCCCGCTTCACGGCGACGACGAAGGTCAAAACGAAGAATTCCGACTTCTCCTCGGCGGCCACCAAGATCGACGCCGCGGTGCTCCGGCCGAAGATGATCCAGGCCGCTCCGGGCGACCTCGAGTTCGAGTTCCCTTTCGGCCTGAACAACTTCTCGCACGATGTCGGGGCGGTGCAGTTCGACGAGCTCGCCAGGCCGCTCCAGTTGCCGCTGCTCCAGACCACGGCGGGGACGCTCCATAAAGTGTCGTTCGACTTCATCGTCGCGCGGCGCGGAGACGGCATGGGCGAAACCATAGACGACGAGCTCGCGACCCTGCAGAACTTCGCCGCCGAGGACAGCTCGGTCATATTCGTCAACGTGCACCAGATGATGGCCACGTCGGTCATCTCCTGGAAAATACAGTCGATGTCCGTCCAGGTGACGAGGGTCAACGAGACCGGCGAGGCGGTGTCCGCGCAGGTCAACATGTCCTGCTCCGAGTCGAGCGACGGACTCGAGAGATTCCTGACCCTGCCGAAATTCACCTACAAGAACCCGAGGGGCACCGGCAAAGGCGGCACCGATTCGCCACCCGACGGAAACGCCCACGCGACCATACAAAATTTTTGGGCAAAACTCACGCCCGAAATGAGGGCCAACCTCAAACCCGAATATCGGCAGCAGTGGATAAATGCCTTGAACCAGCTGGCAAAAAATTACGGTGGTGACTCCAGGGTAAATAATATTTTGATGAATTTCAAAGGAAATTACGGAACCCCAACAGAACTTTTCAACCTCCTTGAAAGGGAGGTCAAAGCAAAGGGCCTCCAGACCACCAGCAAAATTGGCTCATAAGGGAAAGAATAAATAGATGCCGACACCGATTTTCGTCGGATACCCGACCCCGCCGCAGGTCGTCAAGGACCGGGACTCCGGGGCCGAGGTTAACATCCCGGAGCCGCTCGAGTACGGAACCATAAACCTCGCGGGCAGGAGGCCCGTGAAGCTGAGCCTCGACGGGAAGCGCATAGTGCCCCTCGCGAAGAAGCGGGGCACGGACTTCGAGTACGGAACCGTCCTCTCCCTGACCGTCGGCCCGCTCCAGATCGAGAGGTTCCCGGGCCAGAAGGTCATGGTCGTCCTCCCGTCCCTCGACATAGAGAGGCAGCTCGTGCTCACCGAGAAGCAGGCGACGGACAAGTTCCTCCACGACGGCCTGCACCTCGGGATATTCAAGAACGAGTCGGTGACGGTCAATCGAAAGAACGGCAAGACCAAACGCCTGTTCCTCGCCGACGCCTACGCGGAGGCGCTCCACCTTCTCGAGGAGAGGAGGCTGGAGCAGTTCCTAGCCGAAGACCCGACGCTGAAGCCCTGGTCGACGCAGAACTACTCCAACGAGCCGGCCCTCGTCTTGCCATCCAACTCGGGGTTCATCACCGAGGTGTTCGCGATCGCGGGGATCAAGAGGGAGGAGCAGGACTTCCTGTCGGGCAGGCTCCTGAGTCTGAGCGTCAGCTACTCCATGACGCTGACGACGCAGCTGACCGCCACCTACGACGACAGGAACTACGACCTGACGAGGAACGGGTACTTCGACCCGAGGAGGGAGTACAAGTACCGGGGCCTGCTCTTCGAGGTCGTGTCCTGCGACTCGGGGCCCGGCACGGCGGGCTACCCGCAGGCGACCGTGGAGTTCGCCCCGAAGTGCGTGCAGGAGCTCAGGAGGGACAAGAAGCCCGAGTCCATCACCGCCTCCACAGGGTTCGAGTACGCCAGGCGCGCGGCGGCGAGGTGCGGGATGAACTTCGTGGGGGAGAAGAACAACAAGCAGCAGTCGGTGTTCAAGGGAAGGGGCCAGAACGCTGACGAGTCCGTCTGGACCGTGCTGACCCAGACCGGGTCGGAAGGGCAGTTCTTCGTGTTCGAGGTGGACAACACGCTCGTCTACGGGTCGGGGCAGTGGCTGATGTGGAAATTCGGGCTTGCGGAGAAGACGAACAAGAAGGGGCAGAAGCAGCGCTACCTCGATCTCCGGTACAAACCGGACGAGCCGAACAACGGGGCGAAAGCCCAGAGGGTGCGGGTGGAAATCCCGATAGGCATAGACGAGAACGGCGAAATAATCTACGACACCTCGATCGGGTACGTCGAGGACAACGGAATCTTCGAGCTTGCGACGTGGCCGAGCGTCAGGGTGAGCGAGAACGACGGACTAGAGGGGACGGGTTCCTGCGACCTACTTTCCCCGATTGGTAGAATTGTCAGGCCGGGCCACACGATCTACCTGACGAGCGTGCCGGACAGGTTCGTGGCGGGGTACCTCGTGCAGGACGTGAACTTCTCCGAATTCACGAGCGAACCCGTGAGCATCCAGCTGGTGATGGTCCAGAAACCGAAGAACCAGAAGAAACCCGACAAGGATTAGGCGAAATGTTCAAGACGAGACCGAATTTCGAGGTGACGAACCAGACGAAGGGCTCGGCGGTTCCCGTGAACGCCAACTCGGTCTTCGTCGGCGTCGTCGAGCGGTCGGACGCGACCGGGGTCTACGTGTCGGTGCCGAATCTCGCGGCCAACCAAATCTTCGGGCCGTGCCAGGTCTTCGGTCAGAAACCGAAAAACGGTAGGAAGGTCATCGTGGGCTTCACCGAGGGCAGGCGCCAAAAGATCGTGATCCTCGGCACCGAGAACAAGAACTTCAAGCTCGTGGGCGTCGAGACCCCCGTCGACGACGAGGACGCGGCCAACAAGAAGTACGTCGACGACAAGGTCGCCGACCTGCTCTCAAAGCTGATATCAAAGGCGCCCGGGTACGTCCTAAACTACGCCCCCCCGTCGCCCTGATCGTGAGATAATTGAGCCGTGTCGACCTTCAGAGTGCCCCTCAGTTTCGCGAGGAAAGGCGGCTCGGCGTTCAAGCTGGCCGACGAAACTCGCGAGTACTACGACCAGATCATCGCCGCCGTCATCAAGACCGAACCGGGCGAGCTCCCGCTGGACCCGTCGTTCGGAACCGATGACCCCGCTTTCACCCGAGGCGAGCCCTCTGGCTTCAGGTCGACGATCGCGGGCTACTGGCCAGAAATCATCGTGAAAAAATTCGAACTCGGCGACGCCGCGTCGTCCGGCGAGGCCGAGCTCGTCGTCGACTACGAGGTCCAGTAATGGCGTCCCCCGATTTCAGCGAGTACATAGACCTCACGGAGTACGACGTCCAGCCGCAGGATCTCTACAAGCAGGCGGTCACGTACGCGAGGACCGCGCTCCCCGAGTTCAACCCGAGACCGGGCACGCTCGAGGACGCGATCCTGCAGGCGGGCGCCCTCATCGGGGCCAGCGCCATGGGCGCCCTCAACCGCCTCCCCGACGAGCTCATGGAGGGGATCATGAGGGTCATGGGGGTCGAGAGAAACGAGGCGACGCAGCCGACCGTGCAGGTTCTCCTCACGCTTTTCAGCGAAGGCGACACCGTGCCGGAGGACACGATATTCTCCTTCAGCTACTACAACGGCGTCGAGACCATCGAGTACCCGTTCGTGCTGGAAGACCCCGTGACGGCCGCGGCCAACTCGCTCACCGTTTCGGCGACGCTGAAATCTCTCGTCCTCGGACAGATACCGAGTTTCGCGGTGGGCACCCAGCTGGTCTCGAACACCCCCAGCACGGTGGTGTTCTCGTGCGCGACGACGGCCGAGGTCGCGCAGGGCGATAACCCCGAGACCGAGGCCGAGTTCCTCAACCGCGCCACCACGTTCCTCCAGTCGCTCAGCGCCACCCTGAACACCGCGAAGCAGATCGAGAGCTACGTCCTCAGAACCTACGCCGAGGTCAAGAGGGTCAAGGTCTACGACCTCACGAAGGCCGTCGAGCACAGGGCCCAATCCGGTCAGGTCGGCGGGGCGACGACGGCGGCGACAGGCAACGGGACGACGGCGACGATCACGACCACATCGGCCCACGGGTTGCAGGTCGGGCACGTCGTGACCGTCGCGGGAATCACGCCGGCGGGCTACAACGGCACGCACGCGGTGACCGCGGTTCCGTCCTCGACGGAGCTCAGCTACGCCAACGCGACCAGCGGCGCGCAGACCGTCGCCGGAACCGTTTCGCTAGTTGGCAACTCGTCGCACGCGGGGACCGCCGCCACGGTGAGGACTTCGTCGTCGTTCGAGGACGAGACCGACGACTACCCGGGAACAATCTACAGGATCATCACGCCAGATTTCTACGGCGACGAATCCTTCGAAGACGCCTTCCCGTCGGGGACCTTCACGACCACGGACGACTCCCTCGCGATCAGCGCCGCTGGCGTCATAACCTACCAAGACGAGGTGTCCGCCACCGACCAGACCGGCCCGCTCGTCGACGTTGTCCTGCTGGACCCGCTCCTTTTGTCCTACATGGGCAACGAGGATGAACCCGGATTCTTCGTCATGTTCGTGTGCGGGGACGACGGCGAGCCGATCGGCAGGAGCGAGAGAAAGTCCATCGAGGACGACGTGGCCGAGAGGATCCCCGCGGGCCTCAAGTTCAAGGTCCTCGACGCGTGGACATACGACATCAACATTCAGATGACCATCGGAATTTCGCCCGGTTTCAGCGCGCTCACGGTCGGGCAGTCCGTCAAGGACGCGGTGGAGAAGCTCGTGTCCCCGAACGAATGGCTGAATTTCGAGAGCGTGGTCAGGGTCTTCGAGGTCGTGGCGGCGGCGTCCAACGTAAAGGGCGTCGACTACGTCTCGTCCTTCGAGGTCGAGGTCCCCGAGTACCCGGCCAGCCGCCAGGGGAACGAAAAGCTCGTCGAGGAGATTGTCGTGGGGCCGCAGGTGACGGGGTACGCCGCCCTCTACGCAGGGCTGCTCCCCAGGGCCAGCGTCGAGGTGGTGACGCTGTGACGGTCGAGAGGGCCGTGAGGAACCGGCTCCCCGAGCTAGCGGCAAAGATCAGCGTCCTGAACAGCTCCTCCGCCTGGTTCGCGAACAACGCGAACTTCGAGATCGAGCAATCGGAGTTCTGGCCGGACGACCAGTCCTACAAGCAGGTCAAGTTCGCGGGGCCGGTCGTCATCAACATCGACTCGGTGGACCTGACGGCCGAGGACCATCTCCAGCCGATCGAACTGACCTTCGCCGCGAAGATGCAATCGGGGGGAACCGTCACGGTGACAGTGACAGACTCGGCGGCAATCTCCGCGGGCTCAGCCACCGCGACATTCACCGTGGATCCCCAGCCGGAGTCGCCGAGCGCGGACGCGCTGAGCGACCTGTCATGGGCCGTCTTCAGGTCGGATCTGGTCGTAGTCGACAAGCTGAGCCTGTCCGTTCCGCGGGTGGACCTAGAGGTCTCCCTGACGCCGACCGACGCATCCGACGACGTGTACTTCGCCAACCCCGTCCTGTCCGGCACGCTCGACCACGGGAATTTCTCCGAGGCGGCGAGGCAGATGGTGCCCGCCATCCCCAGTTTCTTCATAGAGACGAACGGCGAGGAGAACCCCGCGTCGGCGGTGACCAAATTCGTCGACGTCGCGTTCGTCGGGCTGGACACGGCGGTGAAGTACCTGCGCGACTACAGGTTCTTCACCGAGGCCGAGGGGCGCGACGAGGCGCGCCCCGAGACCCTCAGCGACCTGGTCTGGCCGAGCGACGCGGGCCTCGCCGAGGTGAGATGGCTGGCGCAGTTCTCCGGCACCGCGCCCGTGTCGAAACTGAGCTCGACGCTGGACCCATCCGACCCCTTCATCCTCGGCGCCCACGCGGACGCCTCCGTCCTGAACGGGCCCGACACGCTCAGGTTCTCCACGACCGGCGTCAACGACCCGCCGATGGCCACCGTCGAGGTCACCCGCGATTTCCTCGCGTGGCAGGCGGAGTACGGCTACTACGGAATGGGCGCGGGGAGCATCGCGGCGGTGAGGGAATCGGTGAAACGGGTGATGGTGGGGGCGAAGCAAGTCACGATCACGCAGCAGCACGAGGGACCCTTCACCGTGCTCGTAGAGACCCCGTGGGAGCAGACCTACGGCGCGACCGAGGACGACGTCGGGGACCCCTCGCAGGTGGTGCTAGAGGCCCTGTCCTACGCGAAGCCCATCGGCGTGAGAATAGACCACCAATTGACCTGATGTCGATGGACGAAGAATTCGACGACTTCGTTCGCAGGTCGTTCGCGGAGATGATCTTGAAAGTCGGGAAAAACGCAATCATCACCAATTTCATCGTGGTCGCGGAGGTCGTCGACGGCGAATCGTCGGACATGGCCATGTCGTTCTCCGAAGGAATGACCCCCTGGCTGGCCGACGGAATGCTCAGGAGCGCCGCCGACATGATTACCCGCGGAAAATGGCAAATCCGCGATAATGGGGGCGAAGGGGAGGTATAAACCCTATGTCAAACCACCTAAAGCAATCAGCGGAGAGAGCAGTCAAGACTTTCGTGCAGGCCTGGCTAGCAGCCTGGGTCGTCGCGGGATCGGACTTCGACGCCATAACCAACCAAGAGAACCTGAAGATCGCGGCGGTCGCAGTAGTGGCCTCGCTGGCGATGAGCTTCGGCCTCAAGAAGGTAGGACCGGACAAAGATTCGCCAAGCGTCGTCTGATTCTTGCCGTAAAAAACGCCGTCTTAATCTACAATCTCCTCTAGGAGTTTTCAGAGAGGTCTCGGATGAGGGCTGGTGTCTACAACATGATCTGCGAGCAAGGGACGACCTTCGTCAGGATGCTCGAGCTCGAGTACCCGGACCCGGGCGACCCTACGGGCAACACCTTCCTGCCGCTTGACCTGACGGGCTACACGGGCAGGATGCAGGTGCGCAGAACCGTGGAGAGCCCGACAACGATGCTAAACCTGTCGGGTTCCGTGGTGAACGGCAGCCAGGTCGAAATGAGGCCGGCGGGGGACAGCAACGCCATAAGAATCTACATATCGGACGAGGCCACCGCGGTGCTCGACAGCAGCGGCGTTTACGACCTTGAGATAGAAAACTCTGGTGGCGAGGTCTCGCGGGTGCTCCAGGGCGATTTCACGGTCATCCCGGAGGTGACGAGGTGAGCCTGCAGAACAACGTAATCGTAAGCGAGGACCAGCCGAATCTGGTGGTCATCCGGACGGGGCAGGCAGCCTCAAACACAAGGAGGCACGTGCACAACCAGGGACTGGCGTCGGCGACCTGGACGATATCGCATTCTCTCGGCGGCAGACCCTCGGTGACGGTTGTGGATTCTGCAGGGACGGTCGTCGTCGGTGAAGTACAATATAGCAGTGACCTGCAGGTGGTCGTAAGTTTTGCGGCCCCCTTCTCGGGTTACGCCTATCTAACGTGAGGTAAATGATGGCACAAAAGTTCTTAACGAGCATAAACCTTAATCAGAACCAACTGATTAACGCCACCTTTGAAAAACTTGCCACCAACCCACCCGATGGCAACTTCGAAGGTCGGATGTATTTCAACACCCAGACCGACACCATCCACGTCTACACGGGTTCAGCATGGAAATCAATTCCGCACACCATTGTTTCTGGTGGCGGCGCAGGAATCGCCGAAGCCCTCACGGTTTCTGAATCAAACGGCACGATTACCCTCACGCTCAACGTTGCCGATACGGATAGTGCCGGACTCCTGCCTGCGTCGTTTTGGCAGATGCTCAACGATGCGACATCTGAAGCGACCGCCAGCAAACTCGTAAGACGCGATGCCCAGGGCAACGCGAAGGTTGCGACCCCGACGGATGCCGCCCACATTGCCACCAAGGGTTATGTTGATGCCGCCCGCCAAGGCCTGGATGTCAAACAATCAGTAAGAGCCGCAACAGTCGCATCGGTCAACCTTGCTACCGACCTTGCGGCCGGCCAAACACTTGATGGAGTCCTCCTTGAAGCTGGCAACCGCATCTTGGTCAAGGACCAAGGTGGCCCAGGTGTCGCACATGTAGACAACGGTATTTATGTTGTTGGCGCGGGTGCACCAGTCCGCGCATCCGACTCAAACGGAACTCTAGACACGGGCGAACTTTCGGCTGGAACATTTACCTTTGTAGAAGAAGGTACTGTCAACTCCGATAAGGGTTTTGTCATTTCGACGAACGGCACGATTGCTGTCGGCAGCACAGCGATTGCTTGGACGCAGTTCTCGGGTGCTGGTTCGTTCGTTGCTGGTGACGGACTCAGCCAGTCCGGCAACACAATCAACGTCAATGTCGTTGCCAACAGGACGGCAATCACCGGCGACGCCGTTGATATCGCCTCCACCTATGTCGGTCAGGCAAGCATCACGACAGTCGGCACCATCACGACCGGTGTCTGGAACGGCACGGACGTCGCCGTTGCGGATGGTGGCACTGGCGCCTCCGATGCGGCCACCGCAAGACAAAACCTTGGCATCAAGACGACCGCTGGCGCGGCCACCACGACCACGGCGACCCTTGCTCGCGTCGCCGCCCAGGGCAACACGGCGCATGCCTCGGGAACCTCAACGACGACCGTCACCCACAATTTCAACACGACCGACGTAATCGTTCAGGTGTACGAAGTGGCGACAGGCGAAACCGTCGTCGGCGACGTCACCCGACCAAATGCGGACACGGT